GTTATATTTAATCGTATATGTTCCTACAGTAGCAGTATTTACTGTTCCTGTGACAAGAACATTTGAAGTAATATCCCCATCGTGAATATCTATAGCAGTATAACCTGGATCGGCATATGTACTATTCACATTTATATTTAATGTTGCGTCACCGTTTAGTGTTATAATTGGTGGAGTTGTATCTACAACTGTAACAGTTCTTGTTGCAGTTCCCGTATTGTTATTAGCATCTGTTGCCGTATATGTAATATCGTAAGTTCCAACGGTTGAGGTATCAACAGTTCCAGTAGAAGTAACTGTTTCTCCACCATCAGCGGTAGCTCCAACGTCTGTATAACTGGTACCAGCCTCTATTGTAGGTGCATTATTACCAGTAATAGTAATAACAGGTCCAGTAGTATCAACTACATTCACTGTTCTTGTTGCAGTTCCTGTATTGCTATTAGCATCAGTAGCTGAGTAAGTAATGGTATACGCTCCAACGGTTGAGGTATCAACAGTTCCGGTTGGCGTAACTGTTGCCGTAACTGTTTCTCCACCATTAGCGGTAGCTCCAGCGTCTGTATAAGTCGTCCCTAATTCAACAGTAACAGAATTGTTTCCAGTTACAGTAATAACAGGAGCAGTAGTATCAACCACATTCACTGTTCTATTAGCAGTTCCTGTATTATTAGCAGCATCAGTAGCCGAGTAAGTAATGGTATACGATCCAATGGTTGAGGTATCAACAGTTCCAGTAGAAGTAACTGTTTCTCCACCATCAGCGGTAGCTCCAGCGTCTGTATAAGTCGTTCCTAATTCAACAGTAACAGGATTGTTTCCAGTTACTGTAATAACAGGAGCAGTAATATCTGGAATAACACATGTCGCTACTTCAGAAACTACACCGGCACTGTCAACTTTAAAAGTTTCTGTACCGTTAGCGCCAGTTTCCTTAAAGAATTGATCACCACCATTAAATACAATGTTTTGGTAATCAGTATAAAGAATATCGCCATTAACTGGTTTAAGTGATGCGCTATTAAATTGTACTCCCGTTGAGCCTGCTCCCGAAAAGGAACAAGCAGATACAGCGTCTGTTTGACCTGTATCTATAATTAGTATACTTTGAATTGCACTCATTTATTTAAATCTTTTTATAACACAGTTCATCTGTCTGTATTATATATCCAGATTTAATTTATGCACCGTATCTTGTAAGCTTTGCAGCTCGAATAGAGTTTAAGTTTTTACCCTTTGCTGTATATTTAGCAAACACTTCTATATCAAATGAAAATTGTTGATCATGTTTATCAAATATATCTAAACCTATCTTTTTAGTATATGTTAAATTAGGAAATCTTAATTTAGCTTGACCACCAACTCGTCCTGTGTCAGAATCCGGATCATTACCAAAGTAATCAGTCATTCTATATTGAAATATAATATCAACTGAAAGCGCATTAGAATTATCAAGCGTTGCTACTTTTCCTTTAATTTGTTTTCTGCTTTGTTTAGTGTCACCCTCTACTCTTAGTGTGTTCAAATTAATAGGAGATAAAAATAAGAATGCTCCACATGAACGTCCACCTAAAAGATATTGATCATTTGCATCAAATGACATCTTAAAAGATCTGTCGCCTAGATCTATTAAACCACTAGTCTTTTGAAAAGCCAATTGTTTAGTTGCGTTGTTTCCAGTAACTACGGCCGGGCCATAAATCCCTGAGCCTGCACCAGATCCAACTCCACTATACACAAACGATGTTCCTGTTGCATATGTTGATGTGATAGGCATTGTGTATATCGCATTATCAACAATAGCTTGAACATGCGTGTTTTGTTCACTATCAGTTACGGCTGTGTTATTGCTTGATGTTTCTTGCAAATCGAAATATAAGTTTTCTAAATCAGGATGATCTTTGTGTATGTATAGGCCGTTGTTGTAATTTGCAGCACCAATTAAACCTATGCTGCATACGTCTACTTGACTAGCGCTGAAATCTACACTTAAATCTGCAACTCCACTACTTCCAGCCGCGCTCTTACCAAATGATCCAGTCCATATAAAATCAACTGAATTACCATTTCCAGTTGGAGCAATTAAATCTACATCTGAAGTCAATGGTTGGAATGTCGCATAATTTAGTGAGTATTCATAATTATTCAAACTCGCAACACCAGTTGATAACAAAGATTCAGTTATATACAATGGATTTTGATTAGCGATATCCATGAATCTAGAATAAACGAATTGTCCACGTCTCTGTGCAGACTGATATGGAGCATCGGACAATAAGTCATATGCTGATATTGAGTCTTGATCTATGTTTTGATATTGAATAGGCACTAGATCATATTTACCTTCAGATGTATAGTATTTATCAGAACTAATCTTAACATCAGTGTCTGCTATATTATTATCGTTTTCTATTACACCAAACCCGTTATCTGCTATAGCAGAACCTGCCGTAGTAGATCTATATGCTGGTAAATTTCTATCACCAACTAATCTAGAAACTAGTTCTAATTTAGTAGCTTTGGTGTTTTCTAATAACATTTTAAATGTCTTAGTAACAATATGTCCTTTTTTAACAGTTAAACTAGCAACTTCGTCCGTGTAATAACCTGCGAATATTTGGTTTTTGGTCCCATTATTAATAACAGTAACTGTACCATCTTCATCCATTATCTTAACTACTAATTCGCCAATTTCAACTTCAACTGCGCCTTTAAGCGAAGCTATCTGAGCTTCGAGTTCTGCAATTTTATCATATACAGAAATTGGTTTTTGTTCTGCAGATAAGAATCCTGATGCAATATTAACAGCAGTATGTGCATAATATTTCTCGTTTGCACTAAATGAATCATCTATGTGCGAATATACACCTTTAGAAGAAAGCTCCTCCGATATTTTAACAGAAGCAGTTTCAGCAGCGTTCGACATTAATAATGCATCTACATTAGTTGTGTCTATTTCCGCAATTGGAAAATCTATCGTGATTGATTCTGACCATTCAGAATATATTGGATTAGCAGGATAACCAGCTTCAGACACTGATTTAACTCTAAATTCAACTAACTCACCTTCGTTAATAGAAATGTCTAATTGATTAAAATTAACCTCTTGTGCATCTTCTACTAGACTATTTTGCCATGCAAACTTTCTAGTTTTAGAATCTCTAAATCTATCTCTAGTTTTAGTTTTCATTTCATTCCAATTAGAAAATACCGCTGTTTTCTGTCTAGTACCCTCTGTGAACGGAAGTTGTGTAACTTCACTTGCTTTACCACTAGTTGACAAATATCTATATTGTACAACAAACTGTACAATATTTTGATCAACTGTATCAGCAACCTTCTTTGCAGTTGGCACTCCCCAAAAACCTCTAACTCTGTACTTAGGTGCAACCTTAGTTGCATTAGTCCCAGATGCTAACGATTGTATTTGGTTCACAATACTATTATATAAACTTGTTTCACTAGTTCTTTCAGTAATAAGAGACTCTAGTTCATTCTTGTCTTTATCCTTTTGGATAGCAGATTCATACTTCTTAGTAGAAATCTCAGATCTTTTCTTAACAATAGTCTCATCTAATCTTTTGATCTTCTCTTCAACTGTAGTTTTATCAGCAGATAATTTCTTAATCTTATCAGCAGTATCATTAGCAGTCAGGTGAGTATTAACTTGTACTACCTTAAAGTTGTTAATGTCAAGCGATGGAGCATCAGGTGTAATACCTTGTGCTGCCGGAGGTATAGCATCCTCTTTTAATGCGTTAATATATCTTCCAAAATCTGCAACTTCTTCCTTATAGTAATCATCCAGTCTTGTTTTTGAACCATCTGATTGTATAAGTGTTAATTCGTTACTATATAGTCCAATTCCCGGTGACCAGTTTTCAGCTAGAATTTTAGAGTCGGGATCAATTGCTTTAACAAACACCAACATTCTTTCATTAAAACCTACATTTATATCAATACTAAGATTAGCTGTGTCATTTTTGTAAATACTTAATTGATCAGCACCTAATTTAATAGACTCATATCCTTCGATTACTAATAATTCAACTTGATTTGTAGATCCATCAATACGTGTAATCTTGTATCTGGTATTTCTAGCTCCACTTTGTATCATTAATTCAGATCCTACCTTTAAAGTTTCTGTATCGTTTAATGTTTTAGTAGAATCACTGTATGTTAATGTATCTAATGTATATAGTTTAATATTACGTTTTACTGTGATACCTGCACCTCCAGCAATTCCAGCACCAGCACCACTAGAAAGTTGTTCCCTCTTAGAATTACTAATTTTTAATACATCAAACTTACCAGTAAACTGTGCGTTTCTATATGGCATGTCCCTAGTATCTTCATCTAAAGTATATGCTATATTATTGTTTGTAATATCTTTAATTACACTATTATAATTTAAACCATCTTTATTTTTAAAATTAGCATTAAAATAATCAACAGATATTGCATTAGACGAATCGATTAAAATTCTTTTAACTAATACTCTTTCGGTCGTGTTCGGTATTTGACCGCTTACGTCAATCGAAGTTGTCAATAATGGGTTTAAGAAATCTTCAAAAAAGTAATTAGCTTTAGTTGAAAAATTTACAGGTCTATTAAAACTTGTAATATCACTAGCAGGCGTTTTTAGTGTAGAAGTAATAATACTCTGATATGTACCGTCTGGTAGTTTTATCCTTGTATTACCTTTACCTAAACCTGCTAAAGATTTTAGATTAGTATCTAACCTCTCTAGTTCTCGTTTCATGAAACCAAACGATGGCACATAAACTGTTTTGGTTCCGCCATCTGTTAGTATCTCTAAAGACACGTCCTTTTGATCAGTTGTTATCGCTTCGTTAATTCTCTCAAATGTCTTTAAAGAATTTGCGTTAATTTCAAGTAACTTCTTGAGCGAATTAGAAATAGAGTTGTTAGTATTCATATTATCTTAATATATCGGCTTCAAATTGATAGTTAGTGTAATCAGTACACACTAATTCAATATATGGTTTGTTTGTTATTAATTGTGTTCCATCAATATCAGCTATTAATTTATCAAATCCAGATGATGTACCGGTCCAGATTTTTATGTTATTTCCTGTCATATTGATTGTATCAAATGTAATCTTAAATGTTTGTCCTGTTTTCCAAGAGACAACACTATCGTCAATGTATATATTAAGATTACTTTCCGGATCAGAAGATATTAAACCTTTAAGACTTAATCTATTAGAAAATAAACTAAGCTTAGACCATATAGCAAACTTAGATGATCCACTCCCCAATACACCTGCATCAAACGGCAAGCTTGTTGATAATTGAGTGGCTATTACCTTTCCTGGAATATTCCATAAAAATACATCGTTTAATGCATAACCGTCAACTGTGCTATTAATTTTAATTTTATTAGCAATTGTTTTATCTATTTCTGTACCCTTTCCAGCGAATATAACATCAGTGTTGTATTGTAATTCTACTGGAATAGTCCCATCTATTAATGAGTTGATTTTGTTATGTGCCTTGCTGATCAATTGTAAAAGAGAATCTGAATCAGCTAATTGTATCGATGTATTTTGAAATTCATCTTCCAATGACTTTATTCTAGAAGTAAGAGCTGCTCCATCTTCTGTTGCAGTAACTAAATTCTCTATACTATCCAGTCTAGTAACTATTGAATTATATCTATTATTTGCCTGTATTAAAAGTTCTGTTGCATTTTCCAATGCAGTTGTTGTATCCATAAATAAATCCATGGAGAACGTTGTAAAATCATTTACACTAGTTTCAACTCCAACATTATCTAATGAAGAATTAAACTTTAAATTTAATTTTAAAGAGAACGCGTTACCATTTAGTCCAGTAACTTCGTTTGGTTTATATTTAATTTGTTCATTAATCTTAGAACCAGGTCCATATGCATCTTGTATATCATCTAATATTAAAATACCATATAAGTTAGTTGCTCTATTTGCAGGTATAGATTCACTATATAGATCATAGTAAACAAGAATTGCATTGAATGTAAACTTTTGACCTTTTTTAGCAAAATCTAATAAAGATTCAACATCAGGATTGGTGTTAATCTCTTCATATGCATTTGCGTCAAATTGTATACCAACACTATTTGTACCATTTGTTCTAACATCATAATACGGTCCGCTATTAGTTGCATATTCATCAACTACTGCATCGATATTTATATTAGGATCAGGGTGTGTTTGTCCCTCTCTGCCCTCTATATAATCAGCTGCGTATAATTTAGTTGCTGTTGTGTTGTAGTTTGTTGGTTTAAATAAAACAGTTGGCGTATAACCTACTGAAGTAGGAACGTTTATATAAACTTCATGATATGTGTTACCTTGATATGCAACATCATTTTCTACATCAATTGTACCTAAGTACTTTACAATTCTATCGTAATTTTCACTAGCAAATGTTCCATTTACCTTTTCAGTATAATTACCTAATTGAGTTTGATTAGAATCTGCTGCAATAAAATCAACAGCTCCTAGTGAACTTAACCATTTAAAGAATACCTTTTCAGCATCTGATTGTAATAATATTGGATCATAATCATCATCTTTCAATAACAATTCTTCCAAGTTCAATGCATAGTTCTGAAATGTTTGTGCGAAATCCACATTAGGCATTCCAGCAACATATGCTTGACCCGAAGGCTGCTTAAGGTTTGTTTCGAAATCTATTGTGTTAGAACCGTTAACTGAATCAGTGAAATCCGGAAGATCTAATAAAGCATATTTACTAAACTCAAAATTTAAATCTGAACTGTTAAAAGCTCTAGTCATGTCTCTTGCTGAAGAAGCAAAAGCATACATTGTGCCACCCATGGGCTGCGGTATTCTAACTAGAGGAGTTGCCATCTATTCTTTAAATTTTATTTATTTATATTGTTGCAACACCTGCTCCGTTACTGCTTCCAGTAGAAGACGACGTTGTATTGTACGATGAAATAACATACCATGTGTTATTGAAACATCTTAATGTTACTGTTGAATTTAATCCAGCTAATGCAATTGATGCTGCGCCTAAGCTTACACCGGTTGATGCTAATAATGATATAGAACTAGCAATTGCATTAATGACTGTCAACTCTTGACCATCCACTGCTTCTGGTAATGTAAAATTACTATTAACAATATATGTTATTGCAGTAATTGAAGATGGTGTAACCTGTGTAGTAGGTACTGCGAAAGTCCCTAAAACTCCGCTTTTAATTAATGTGCCTCCTAATTTAGCACTACTCGCAAAAGTAGCTGCAGTATCAAATGTAGCTCCTAAGCTATTTACTAACAAAAGATTTACTCCACCTTGTGTAACACTTAATGTTGAAGTACTAATACTTGCCAAACCGGTCAGTGATAGTGTAGTTGGATTTAATAGTGCGGTAACCGATGCTAATTCATCATTTAATAACTCAAAGTTACTATTAATGAGTGGTCTCGATGCAGAAACTGAGTCAGTTCCTAAAATTTCAGTAATGTTTGCCATTTTTATTGTTTTTATTATTTTACTTTTAACATGTTCCTTTTTACAAGGTTTTTATTGCCATGTGTATCTTCCGCTTCTAACTGAATTGAATAGTCTCCAGGTTCTTTAAAGATGTACGTCAGCCACATATTATTATAGTATATATCAGTGATTTCTGGGTTAGTTATATTAGTGATGGTCCATTTTGCATTTTTACTACCAGGAAACTTAGAAATATCAGTAGATATAGTGACATGTGTAGATTTTTCAATTTCTGCATAATCACTAAAAACACGAGTATCGTCATATGTTGGGTTATAATGTTTTACATGATTCTCTCCACTTATATTAGAATTAGAACCAATAAAAGCCTTAATACCAGCCTCTTCAAAATCATGAGTTCTAGAATACTCCCACCCAACCGCTAAAATAAACCTAAACACATCGCTTATGTCATTGTCATCTACATCTTCAAATACTGCATTGTAATTAAATTTGCTAATTATAGGATCTGTACTTGCATTTAACTCATCCATTATCTGTTTCCATCCATTAACGTCATTGACCGTAGTTGGTGTAGCATTTTGTATAACATGTTCACCTATTTCAATAAGACCAGTTGTTGGATTTCTATATTTAATAAATAACTTTTCGCTATTTCTTATATCGTTTATTTTAAAACTCGCAGCTAAATCAGGTCCAATCCTCATATAATCCCACGCTAAGTGTACTGTATCAGACCAATTGAATGAAGATTCGTCCCATGTATATGGTCCAGTGGTTTCACTAAAACCAACCTCTGTATATGTGTCTACATATCTTCGCACAGTTGAAAACCTAATACCCTGATCCTCTTCAAAATGAATATAATTTGCTCTGTCAAGTGTTAAATATAAAGTTGCTATATCTTCATCTATTGTTGTTTTATTGTCCTGAGGCAAGTCCCAGTAACCACCAGACTTTGACCATGGTAATTTCTTGTTGTCCCATGTATCGTATTCTAGCCACTTGTATATTCCGTATAACTCTAATTGCTTTAATTTAATATCGATTAAATCATCCATTCTATAATGAGATCTATGTCCAAATAGATCATAAGTTCTCATCTCTACAGTATACACATCAGCATATGGTAATATCAACGGAAGCACCAAGTAGTCATCTATCGCACCTCTATATGTCTCATTAAACCCTCGGTCTTTACTAGTAACTATCCATTCTATCTCATATACCCATGATTTCCACCAATTGTCCCAAGTTACTAATAAATTAGCGTTAGGATCGTGTGCGTCTTCCCATGTGAAAATAGCTTCATCCCATATATCATCAAATGATTCAGTACCGTCTAATATTACTGGACATCCAATAGGAATATTTGGGTTATATGAATGTAATTCTCTATCATGATACGTTTCATAGAATTTCTTAAATATATCCTTTAGTTCTGTCCTACCAGATGTATCCAATGTATCCTCATTAGCAATTCCCAAATTTAGAAATAAATTATAATTAGATGCATCGTCGTTTTGATCTAGCGAAGGTTTTAAAACCATAGACATATCTTCTATAAACAATTGTCTATCATTAGGAAATGCACTAAATTTAATGTCATGTCCTTCACTGAAGTAATCTATACCATTCTGAATATTCCATACATTAATATTTCTTTGTGTAAAATAATCACCTTCAGCTGTAATATCTATAATTTTAGCTTGAAGTGGTAGATATTCTTTATGTAATTTAGCCTTTAAACCATATAGTTTAATTAAAACTTCTTCTGGTGTATAATCAAATACCTCATCCACATTTGGAATATCCCAATGATCAAACGTACCATTAGGTTCGTTCAATCTATAAACAAGACTAAACTTACTAGTCTTTTTCATAGTATTAGAAGGTAATTTAAAAGGCAATTTCTTCCTAGTAGCTTCACCTCTAACTGATGAATGTGGTACTGGTACAGCAAATAACTTACCGAAATTCTTAACTGAATTATTAATATTTAACCAATACTCTTTTAAAGTAATCTTATCATAACCAAAGAAATCAATTGCGTTTAGTACTGCTTTATATGTACCAACAAATGGTTTAATGTTATGTAATTCTAAAAGTAATTCTTTTCTCTTTCTATTTAACAACTGAAAATCAGGAGACATCTCACTAATGTCATGATCTTTAAATAACATAAAATCTGATTCACTTAATGTAGCTCCAAAATTCTGTAAAAGTACTTTTAATCTTTCATCTTCTGCAACGACTTCTCCATAGATTTCTATCACAGCTATGAGAGTCTTAATACCTGCAGATTCATTATACATATTTAGATTTCTAATATGTGGCCCAGCAGTTGATGAATTTAATGTAATATTAATTTGTATTGCAGTGTTGTCTTGTTCTAATAATTGTTTTACTCCAGCATCATATGCCGCTATTTTACTAGAATCAACTAAATCAGTTTTTTGTGATTTTAATTCTTTAATAACTGGAAGGTTACCATTATTATCAATTTCATACATGATAATATCTTTACTACCAACTTGTCCCTCTTCATTCCACTCAAACAAAAACTTTTCGTCATTTGAAGTTTCAGCAACCGGAAAATTTATAATAGGATCACCTGATAGTTGGCACTCTTCTAATATAAACAAATTAATAGTTTCATATAAACCCTCAGAAACTTCTGGTAGGTAAACAGTACCCTTAAATACACCAGAAGAATTCTTAGTGAAATTTAAATCGTAGTCTGTTCCTTTAAAAAATCTTAAGTTATTATACATTATCTAGTTTTCTTTGTATTTTGATCGACCGTGTAATTTTTATAATTATGCAAATATCTTGCGCCCTTTAAAAGGTTTTTAATAGCATCGTCTAAAAACACTAAAAAGTGTCTCATTGTTTGATTTCTTTGAATGTGACCAGACAACGATCTTCCCATAAACTCCCCGGGTGCTAACTCATTTTCATAGTCATAACCATCGTTCAATCTAGTATCTTTCCTAGTTTTCACAGAATCATATCTTCGACCTTGCTTATATTTAAATAAATTTGTAAATAATCCCATTATTTAAGTGCTTTTCTATTTCCAGACTGTACTCTAGTGTATATAGTTCTAGGAACAGGGTCTGCTTCAAAATTTATACTAATTGCAGCTTCAGCATTTAGTAATACATCATCCTCTATTACATCTCCATCTCTATCTTGCCATCCACCTCTGAATACTGCAACCTCTTCTTTTTCCATGATAATATCACCCCATTGATCTAGACCTTTTATACTGTAAGGTATATCAGTTGACTTATCAACTGGAACCACCTTTACATCTTCTATTTTCTTAAAGAAAACGTATTTTTGTTTTCCATTACCAATAGTCTCCAGCGTTACTGGCTCTTGTGGAACAACGCTAACGTTAATAGATTCAAAATATCCATTCTTTAAAGCTGTCTCTTCTGTCTCTGAAATAAACCTAATGTTTACTGCATCGATTCCATCAACATCTTCTAATATATAAATGATATCAGATTTAGGTAATTTATCTCTTCGAGTGATATTTAGTAAATAATCTGAAAGTTTAGTTCTAACATTTGTATAAATTTCTTCTTTAGTATAACCTTCGAAATATCTAATATTGATGTCAATACTATAATACCTCACTTTTGGTTTAACAAATACAACTTCCGTAGTTACCATCTGCTGCCCACTGTCTTCGAGTACCTTTTGCATTGCATCATATTCACCTTGATCAAAGAACATTTCTTCCTGAGGTATGCTAAAATAATCTTGATTTTTAGCTAATTTCTTTTTCATATCCGGAACCGCGAAAATATAAATAACATTATCGTCATCCAAGTATTGATCATCTGTTGTGTTATATGCATCTATGTACGAAAACATATTGTATCTTGATAAGAAATACTCATAATTATCTGGCGTTGCCAGTACGAATGATTTACTAGCCAATGGTGTCATTATTTTAGTGAATTTTGTATTCTCTCTATCACTACCCATTTTAGGTGAAGAAGTAATAGTCACATCTAAAAATTCATTCAAATCATGTTCTGTTCCGTTCGAATCTGTACCAGATCCATCCCATTTGATTGCTAAATCCGGCGAATCATCTAAATTACCCGCAATACCAACATGTTTTACATATTCTACTTCAATACTAGCACCTAAAGGTGGAATCATACCAAACGATTTATTTCCAAAATAAAGATCTAATCCTCCACTAATTCCGGTTTTAATTAAATATGCCTTTTCATCAGATAAGAGATCATATAGAGATTCATGCTTCATCCACTTTTCACCATTGACACTAACACTAACTTTACTGTGATCAGTTATTCCACCGGTATTTATATTAAATGATTGTAATTTGTTACCGTTAGATGTTACCGTTTGTGACTCAAATTCACCTTGAATGATAGCAGTTTTAAATGAACTGTAATTTGTTTTCTGTAATTTATATCTATCTACTGAATTTAATAATGTATAGGTTAAACCATTTGCTTCGAATTTAAGTTTTGATCTACCTTCTATGTTTAGTGTATTTCCAGCAATCTTTGCCATATCTGCACCAGGCTTCCATCTAAATGTAATTTCACCAGTTGATGCAAAACCTCTCGTAGAGTCATGGCCAGTTAATCTAGACATACCATATATTGACTCAGGTTGTTGAGCAGTATATATGTTTTGTTCTACAACAGAATCCTCTATATAGAACATAATAAGATCCATCATTTCTGATAAGACGCTTATTATCTGAGCGAACGGCGATGCAACAGTAAACAGAGTTTCTGCCCTGTTGTAAACCCTAGAAATATACGTCCTAGCGTCTGCCTTTATAGCATTTGCCCCGGTTCTAATTGTACTTAAAAATTTTAATTCTGCCATTATTTATGTATACTTTTTTACTGCATGCTTATTTTTATAGCATATCTACTATCTATCGTAATATCTATGAAAGCCATATCTCTAACCTCGCCTTTTACAAAATCTATCTTAACTTCCAAGTTATATTTACTAGCAAGCGGACAATATTGATTCAATTGATCTGTAATTACAGCTTTTATGTTGTGTGCACTAGATCCAAAATCATATATAAGTTCTTCTAAGTTACACCCAAAATTATGACTTCCCATAACTTCACCAGTATTTGTAAATAAAACAGTTTGAATCTGTGTGATTAACATTTCTATTTCATCATTAGTCTGAACTTGAGTTTCGTCGTAGTTAGGATCACTAAGATATTTTATATATAATTCCATTTATTTATGTATCTCTATTTATTTACGAATGCATCATCCAGTCAACACCTTCATCACCCTTGATCTCTTCATCAATTGCAGATAATTCATCGTCTCCCATTGATTTAATAGCATCGTAATCAAAATCTACATTACCTGGTAGTGCAAACTTGAAGATCGCTAATTTAGAACCAATGGATTGTTTTACTTTAGCACTAACATATCTAAAGAATATTTCATCGGAGTATAGCGCGCAATCAGGTATAGTTTCATATAATTCTAATATAACATCACCCTTCGGCGTGTCACCCATGAACTTTAATTCTCCAGTTAAATTAGAGTAACTATAAGAAATAGGATTGTTTAATATTTGTCTAGTTAAATCTTGCATAGAAGCATTCAATACATAATATTGTAATTCTTCTGCAGCTTCAGACATTCCTCCACCTTCATACATTCCTTTAAACAGCATTCTGTCCATAGAAAAATCAGAGCCAGAATCGAATCTTACATCCATTCCGCCTCCACCGCCATTCCATCCTGACTGAAGGTCATATAATCCATATACTGAATATACTCCACCTCCACCATCTAAACTAGGGCCAGGTAGATTAAGTGTTCTACGACTTTTAAAATAATCAGTACTAAATATAGAATGTGGTATATGATAATAGTTTTCTTTTACAGAATATTCATACTTCTTATAGAACCATTTTTTAGCTCTTTTGATTATATTAATAATTTCTTTTTGTGGTAAATTAATAGGTACCATACATGCTCCAGTGATGTCATCACCTAATTCTTCTAAAAATGCATTTAAACAATTAGGATCAAAATACCTTCCAGTTGTAAGATCATTATTCGAACCGCTTCTAATTTCACTCATTTTATTCTTTTATTTTTTTACTTACTACTATTTCAGTGTCTTCAAATCTAGCACTGTTTGTCATAAAACCTTCTCTGAATATACCACCTATCATTTTACCTTTAAACATGGTATCACGACCAGCAACATAACAATTAGTTAACTCACAACTACCGTGTGTGTAACTAGATTCTACCTTGGATTCTTTTACTTTAGTACCTTTATATAAACTACCCCATTTGATAGCCGATCCAGATATATCGCAATTATAAAAACTTGAATTATCTACATTTCCCGCTATTTCGCAATCAATAAATTCAAAGTTCTCTAAAAAATACACAGTTGGGAATTTACCATCCTTGATCTGAACAGCACCGTAGTCCGAGTCATAATTAATAATACCCTCAGTCATTGATCCATTTACTAATAAATCCATTACTCTCAATTTAAACCTCTCCCAGTGTACCTTTACGATTGTGGGATTGTCTTGTAAATCGGTCAGTATTTGTATATCTGGCCAATTCTTTGAAACCGCTGAGTAATCTTTTAGCATATCAGAAACTGGTTTATTCCTATTTAAAATTCTTTGAAGTTCAATTTTATTTTCACTACTAAATCTGGCATCATTACATGATTTCCACATTTGCATTAAAAAACTCTCAGTTAGATATAATATATCATCAACTTTCTTTTCATAATCCGCACCACCGATATATCTAAACTCTAAATAATTCTTCTCCTTCTTAGAAAAGTTTATTCCGTAATATTTAGTATCGGCAAATTTAAAATTATTAGAAGCTATTTGATTGGCATCAAAATGAAATGCTTCCCATTTTGGCATCACCCATTTAACACTTTTTGCATACGCAGATTTTTCTCTATCCGGAAATAACTTATAAACTTGTTTTTCGTCAAACTCTAAAATGAATTTAAGAACATTCATCTTCAAGACAGTGTCTTTATCCTCTAGATATTTTTTATCAAATGATAAGTTGATGTGTATTGATGCTCTATCATTGGTATACCCATTCTTAGATATCCAATCGAGCACTTTAATAACCATTATTCTGGCATTTCTATAGGGGATTGGCCCAGTCACTAGTTCTACTAGTCCTTTACCACCAGACATATCTGGTTCTATTTTAAACTCTTCAGCTGAAGGTTCAAAATCACTATGTGCTTTATCCTCTAATCTAATCTTTCGATCTAGAAGCTTTGCCAGAGATTTTCTGGTTACTTCTAGATCGAGATCAGAATAGAATTCAAACTCAACACCCATGAGTGCTGCGTTCAATATTGATTCTCTCGGAGAATCTATAGTTAATTTTTGCATATTAAGATTATGATATTACCGTTTCAATATATATCACACTCTCGTTGCAATAGTTATTAAGGCATTTTCAAGAAGACTTTCATAGAGTCAACATCGATTCTGGTAATCTGTACTGTAATAGGATCTCCCGATTTAAATACACTCATTACCTCTTCGCTCAATTCGCTAACATGTAGCAGTCCAGTCACACCCTCTTCTATTGTAATAAACAAACCGTAATCTTTCTTAGTCTTTACCGTTGCCTGTATTACAGAAGGAATCTGATATCTTGATTGTATGTCTAACCAAGGATTAACCGTTATATTAGCTTTTTGTGTTAGAGTAATTTTAGTATTACTAATAATATCTTTAACCATAAATGAAACTTCATCACCTGGTTTAATATCTCTAGCTTTAAATTTAGCTAACGTGTCTTCATCTAAATCATTATTATGTATCATTCCAGTTAAACACTTGTTAAATTCTACAAATACACCATATTTAGCAGTACCTGTTACGTTTCCTATAAGTGTTTCACCCTGTGTTTCTTTTAATGACTCTAATTCACTAGGTATTAATGCTTGTAAGTATTTTCTGTGTGAAACTACCAACGTGCCTCGTTCTGGTGAGAAACTCACTGGAACCACATACATTTCTGTTCCAATAATAGAACCAAAATCATGCAATTTATTAATTCCTGCTAGTGATCCTGGCATAAAGCATTCAATTCCTTGTATTAATACCATGTAACCTCCGTTTTCAATCATGTGTGTAACTGTACCAATCCATGCAGTTCCTCCCGATTCGACAGCTTCCCTAAGATCCATAAACACCTTGTGTTTAACACCTCCATTAATACTTCCCAGTACATGAGAGTTTTTACTTAGCTGAGTAATTAATACTGCAGTCTCGTCTCCTGGTTTTAATGACTGAACATCTGCGGGTTCTTTGTCATATTTTACATATATTAATTCTCTGTAACCTATATCTACACTAATAAACTCAGAACTAACTGCGTATATTTTACCCTCATGAATTTCTCCTGGGTTTAGAATAGTTATAACATTTCCTAATGATTCGTCATGTGCTGAAAGAATGTCATACATTTCTTGAGCATACACTTCCCTAGAAAATACTTTATCTCCATTCTGTGTTTTTATATGTGGATTGTGTTTTCGCGTTCTTGATGGGCAAGTAGCTTCAAATGCATCCCAATCAAATTCTCCGGCTTCATCAAAGAATTCTGCACCTTCAGGTCCAGAATCTTCCTCTTTTTTTAAGTTTTCAACAATTGTGTCTAGTTCTTCAACTGGTGTTTGATTAGTTTTGGTTTCGCCAATTCTAATTCTTTTGTTTTTTTCGTTGTTCATTTATTTTATATTAAAGGTGTAACATATTATATATCCTATTATTTTTTAGAACACAACAGGTACAATACCCACCATGGGCACCGGACCAACTGGTGTTGGAATACCTCCTAAGTATAATAGTTTAAATTCTAGTAAATGTAATGCATAAGCTGCAGCAACTGCTGTTGCAACTGCAAACGCAGGTGGTTGTGGCGCAGGAATAACACTAAATGTTTTTCCAGTGTTCCATGCCTTTCTTAAATTACCTGCCAATCTTTTTTTACCACCATAATATATTGGTATATAAATTCCAGTCAATGGTGCTGGTATTAATGCTGGCAATGCTGATGGTGTAGGCGCAAAAGGTTTCACAATACACGCATACCAATATGCAATAGTAATTTCTGCCATTTCTTCATAAGGATCTCCGCCTGGCCAACTATAATTTATATCTGAATCAGCATCTGCTGCGTCACATTCTTCTGCCGCTGTTTTAGCATCAATAACTTGTTGTCTTTGAAATTTAAATTGACTTCCACCTTGTTTTGGATCTATTGCAATAATATCTTCCGGTGTTCTAGCGTTATTTATTGCGTTTGGAATTTTAATCCAATTTATTTTATATTCTGTGTTTTCATAATTTAATTGAACGTAATTATTATCTTTCTGCCACCAGTAAACTCTTCTGGATGCTTGTGAAGCTCCAGTTGTTAAATTAAATGCTGACCAAAAATCCCGCACCGGTACACTTGAATATGAAAACAAAGCTACAACATGATCTGTTAGTATTTTAGGTCTTTTGCTAGGGTTTTCAGGTGGGTTATGTTCTCTGTTATAAGAAACCTGTATCTTATACATGGACAATGGACAATCTTCTTTTTCATTAGGATCATATGGCCATGGCCTTACTATTGGGTTAACCAAACCATTTCTGACTCTTTTTTCTAGATCAAATTCTAATTCACCGTCTGCACTGTAGTATGGATATGATTGTTCTATTACTGATAAAAACAGTGCACTTATACCATCGGTAAGTGTTTGATATGAATATCCAGCATTTGATATATCTGTTCTGGCCTTCGTGCTAACATTAACATATGGAAATCTATTGCGAAAATAACTTCCACCGGGTGTCATCTCATACGTACTCAAATCTTTATATCGTTCTTTACCTAAACTAATAGCCCATAAAATATAATTCCATCTAGCGTTATCGTTAGTTAAAGTCTCGTATTGTTGTAACAATCTATTGGTGAATAATTTTATTAAATCATTTTCTGTTTCTGTACCGTCTAAGCAATGAAATTCAAAATGTTTAAACTTATGTAAATCTATCATAGGATCATTTTTATAATCCTCTATAAACTTACTAAACTTTTTAGCCTGTTTCTTTTCTTCCTCAATAGGATCTGGTATCTCAATAGGATCTGGACAAAAGTCAGCATAATCAGGATGAGATTCTTTACCCATTTCTATTATGTTTCCATCTTCATCCTTTTGATCCTGTAAAGGAATATCACCTTCTTTTAACATTCTCTCAAAAACTAATCCGTATCCCTGCTTCAACAAAAATTCAGCAGCTGGATTATTTGTATGTGTTGCACCAAATGGTGTCATTGCCAAACCCTTCACAGCTTCGAGATATCTTTCAGCGACTCTTACTCCAAAATCATATCTTCCACTTAATGGTGCAAGATTAATTGCATTTATCATTGCAGTAGGATCAGTAGTTAATGTAGCGTTAAGCGGATTACCTGGTTTTATTGATTTTATTAAATCAGCAGATGGTGGAAAAATAGGCACTTGATCAACTCCAACTTTCGGTAATTCATAAGATACCATTGCACCTCCAGGTTTAGTGAAAGATTGCCCTGCGATATCGCCGGCTAGATTTGGTATAAATGTTGGCCACAGTGCTGGCATAATTATTTACCTTTTTGTTGATAGTTAATATGTGTACTTGATAGTTTACCTACGGTTACTGGTGTAGGTGGCATCGGTGGTCCGGATGGTCCAACTCCCGTTGGGTGAATATGTGCATTATAATCGTCTAACCACATTTGTAACCAATCTTGTAGAGATTGCCCTCTAACTGCTGGTTCTGTCTCATCTGCACCTGGTTCACCTTCATTTGAAACGAATATATCACCACAGTCTAAGAACATTTTCGCATCCGTGCTTATCTTAATGAATCCTTCTTCGTCTATTTGTATCATTGGTCTCTCTTTAGCTCCACTACCGCGAGTGATAACCAAACCATCCTCAGGAGAATGATATATTCTTACATTTCGCTCAGCATCATATACTAAACTTATAACATCTTGTGGTGCATCAGATGTCTCCAATATATCTGTTTTTAAATCGTCATTTTGATCTATTTGAAACCAATATTCTGGATGATATATGTTACCATTATCAAATCTAACTGCAACTATGTCACCAACTCTTGGTACATGATGAGAACCCACTGCATCTCTATTCATGGGCGTTGCCCATGGAATTGAATCGTTTTCAAGTTTATCAAATTTACCATAAACTTTAACACGACATCTACCATTAAGTAAAGGATCTTCGTTTACTACGACTTCTCCTAACCAATGCGAATCTCTTAAATTATCTTGAAAAAGCTCATCTGCCATTATTCGTGTACATTATCATTAATACTATTATCTGGACTACTATCTACTCCTGGTTCATGAATTCTACCAGGTGATATTGGTTGACTATTTGGTTGTTGTGCAATAGGATCATATACCTTTTCATTAATAAAATCATCAGGTGAACTATCAATTGCTGGATCATATACCCCATGTGGAGACATATTACCATTTGCCGGTTTATTTGGCTTAGGTTTAAATAATTGACCAGCTAAATTCATAATACCATTGATACTACCAGCTTCTAAAGCAGAATTAATATCTCCTAAACTTCCTAATGCTCCAGAAGCTCCATGAACATTATCCATAAATAAAGCTTTAACTTTATCCATTCCAGCTTCAGCCAATGTAGCCGCAGCTCCAGTTAAACCTTCTGGATATACTCTACCCATTGGATTATTGCCCTGACCCGGTAAACTGTTTTTTAGATTATTAAATCTATTTACTAGACCATCTGCTATTCCATTAACTTTATCACTGATTGCATTTTGAATATTTGCAAGTGGATTAAATGGAGTATTGGGATACAACTCATCATCTTTCTTTGAAGTAGGCATTAGAGGTGAGGCTTCTGGACTCGAGATGTTAGGTCCAAATTTATTACTGGTAATGCTAGATGTGTTCCAATAAAAGCTCAATTTAGGTTTTCTAAGTTCAGGTTGTTTATTTAAATCAGAAAACATTTCTTTTATAGAATCAGTTTCCCATTCACAATGACCTAATTCTATCATGATGTGAGGTTTCGCCTCAGCCGAATAATTTTTTACTAATGGCTCATCAAATCCACCAGGTACCGACTTAATCTGTGTTTCACTGCCTTTACCCAAAGCTGATTTGATTTGACTTAAACCCGAAGGTGTTGACACGGACGCAGCAGTTGTTGAATTACCATATAAACCAAACTCTCTAGCGCCAACGCTTTGTTGAAATGTTCTAACTTCTGACATAACGATCCAAACTCTAAAGTGTCTTAAATTTTTTGGTAAAACCTCTACGAATCTATTATAATCATATACTGCAGTTCTGTAAAGCTGCATTAAACCTAACGCTGTTAATTCAACATTCTCTTCTAGGCATTCAATTTCTATTTTTGGTTTTTCTGCTCCATTAAATGGCTCAGACATGTCTTTATATTCTTGTGTAGCTTCTAAGCCATTTAGTTTCTGCCAAAACCATGGAAGTTCTTTATTGATCTTAAGTAACACTTTTTTGAAAGCTCGTAAGTTTGCAACATGTTTTCCAGGTTTGTCAGACGTTGATCCAGGAGGATCAACAAATTGTCTAAGATATTCCTCTGCTGGTCCTGATAATAATGGTGAATGTTCTCTGTCTATTGCATCAAACATCATAAAGAAACTCAAATAAGTTGGATCTTCACTGATCTTACTTAAAATTGAACCTTTTCTAAACTCGTTAATATGTTTAAAGTCTGACATGTATTATTTATCTTTATTTT